AGTTTAAGTCAAACTGCCAGTGCCGCAAGTTTAATTGTAAGTATTAACGGTACAGTACAAGAAAGCACAAACACATATACAGTAAGTGGAACCACACTTACATTTAACGAAGCGCCATTAAACGGTGACAAAATTCAAGTGCGTAATTTCTTTAGTGGAAGCACACTACAACCAGCAAGCAAGTTTAACAGTTATACAACTACACAAAGAAATGCACTAAGTCCAAGCAACGGCGATGTTGTGTACAACAGCACAACACATAAATTTCAAGGCTATGCTAACGGCGGCTGGGTAGACTTTCATTAATGTATAAATAAGTTTGCAAGCATTCTGTCTTGTTGAGGTTAGACATTATCCTTTATAAAAAAAGTCCATAAATGTTAATCACACTACATTAAACGCCCAAGAACGCAGCATTTTTTTTTGGCGCAAATTTCTTCGACTAGATTATCAAATGTACAAACTTAAATAAATACACTATAAGCGTACATCGCGATTGGACGGAGAAAAAATAAAATGGCATTGACCAGAATTAAAACTAATCAGATTACGGACAGTGCTGTAACCACAGCAAAAATTGCTGATAATAATATTACAGCAGGTAAACTGGCCAACAACTTAACATATGGCAGTGACTTTACTGTTTCAGGCAATCTAACAGTTTCCGGTACTACAACAAGTGTAAGTACAACAAATACCCGTGTTGAAGATGCAATTATTGCACTTAGCGCAGAAGCAAGTGGATCAGCTAGTGTAGACAGTGGTCTACTCATCAATCGCGGTTCAGACGATAACTATGCATTTTTATGGGACGAAAGTGCAGACAAATTTGTTGTTGCAAACGTAGGATCAGAAGATGGAGATACTGCAGGTAACGTAAGTATTTCTGCATATGCAAACTTTCAAGCATTAGGCATACAAGCCGCTACAGTTACAACATCAGGTGCTATTAACGTAGATGCAACAACTGCTTCTTCAAGTGTATCAACTGGTGCACTTATTGTAGACGGTGGTGCAGGTGTTGCAGGTGCGCTGTTTGTTGGTGGAACATTTGATGTTGCATCAGGTCAAACAGTTGACTTTAACACAAACGCACTAACAAATGTTGCAGATCCAAGTGGTGCACAAGATGCAGCAACTAAAGCATATGTAGATTCACAAACAAGTGCTATCGACCTTACACTAGGTATAGGTGCAGATAGCGGTAGTGCTAGTACAGTTTCTACAAGTCAAACACTTACAATAAGTGGTACATCAAACGAAATTGAAACCAGTGTAAGTGGACAAGCAATCACAATTGGTCTACCAGACAATGTCACAGTTGGACAAGACCTCACAGTTACAGGTAACCTTACAGTTAATGGTACTACAACTACAATTTCAACAACAAACAGTGTGGTTAGTGATAACTTAATCGAACTAAACAACGGTGCAGGTTCAAACGCTAACGATAGTGGTATTGTTATTGAACGTGGTTCAACAGGCGACAATGCAATCTTTGCGTGGGACGAAAGTGCAGATGTGTTTATTGTTGGTACAACAACAGCAACAGGTGCAAGCACAGGTGACTTAACAATTACAGCCGCAGGCTTTACTGCAGGTGCTATTACTGCAGCCAGTGCAGCAATTGGCGGCGGCTTTGGTTCAACTGGTGTAACAATCAGCAGTGCTGGTGTTATTCAAGCCAATGGCGCCATTAGTAGTGATGGTGCAGTTACAGGTGGATCACTAACAGATGGAACTGCTACAATTAGTAGTGGCGCACTAAGTGGTGCAACAACTGGTTCATTTAGTAGTAACGTAGATATTGCTGATGCTGGTAGTTTGCGTGTTGGTACAGGTAATGACTTTACTATTAATCATGATGGCACAGATACTACTATTGCTAATGGCACAGGTATCCTAAAGATTGATGGTACAGCAACAAGTTCAATCCGTATTAACGAAGCAGGTGCAAACGTTGACTTTGTTGTGGAAGGTGACAGTAATACTGGATTGATCACAGTTGACGCAAGTCAAGACAATGTTGGTATTGGTGGAGCACCAAACGCTAACGCAATCTTTGATATCAATGACACAGGCGCAATGCTACTTGCTCGTGGTACAACAGCACAGCGTCCAGGTACTGCCGTAACTGGTATGTTCCGTTATAATACAACTACTCACGGTATTGAATATTATGATAACTCAGGTTGGGAAAGTGTTAGTTCATCATTTACAGTTGCTACATCACAAACATTTAATGGTGATGGATCTACAACTGCATTTACACTTGCAACGCTAACTGGTGCAGACAGTTACACAGTTGCAGGCGTACTTGTTATGCTTAACGGTGTGGTTCAAGAACCAACAACTGTTTATGGTATAAGTGGAGTAACACTAACATTTACAACTGCTCCTGCATCAGGCGACTTAATTGAGTGTAGAAAGTTTACAACAACTACTACTGTTACAGCAATTACAGATCTTGACGGTGATACACAGATTCAGACTGAAGAAGGCTCTGATGATGATACAATCCGCTTTGATGCAGCAGGCAATGAAATTGCTACTATTGGAGCCGCTGGTCAAACCATCAACAACGAACTAGCACTGCGTTTTGCAGAAGCAAGTGGTAACGGCAGTAACTACATTGCACTTAAGGCTCCGGCAACTGTTGGCTCAAATTTAACATTTACACTACCGGCTACAGATGGCACATCAGGTCAAGCAATGGTAACAGACGCAAGTGGTAACTTATCATTTGCAGCAGCAGGCGCAACAATTAGTGCTGATACTAGTACAAACACTGACTTTTTGCTGTATTTTGCAGCCACAACTAGTGGCGCTTTGACTGCAGTAAAACAAGACAGTGGATTGTTATATAACCCAAGTACAGGTACACTTTCAAGTGCAGTATTCTCAGGTGTAGCAACAAGCGCACAATACGCTGACTTGGCTGAGATGTACGCAGCAGACGAGGAAATTGCTCCTGGTACTGTAGTACACTTTGCAGGCGAAGGCAAACTGGCAGCATGTGATATTGAAAACTGTCGTGCAGTTGCGGGTATTGTAAGTACTGATCCAGCATACTTGATGAACAGTGTACAGGAAGGTGTTGCACTTGCACTAGCAGGTCGTGTTCCTTGTAAGGTAACAGGCCCAGTTGCAGCAGGTGACTTGATGGTAAGTGCAGGCAACGGTATGGCAATGGCTAACAACGAAGCAGCAATGGGTACAGTAATTGGTAAAGCAATCGAAGCAAATGACGGCGGTGAAGGCGTTATTGAAGTACTAGCACTTATGATGTAAGGAAAAAAATATAAAAATTATAGCACCTTAGGGTGCTATTTTTTTGACTACATACAACGGATAAATACAGTAAATTAATTAAGGAATGTATATATGGCGTTTACTAGACCTAAAGCAGCGCAGATTGATTTTGATGCAACTAATATAAGTGATTCTCTTATTCGCATCAATAGTAGTGAAACTGGTGCTAATGCAAATGATATAGGTATTGTATTTGAACGTGGCAGTCACACAAACGCTGCATTGATATTTGACGAAAGTACTGATACGTTTAGGTTTATTAGTACTACTCACTCAGGTGCTGGTTCTACATCAGATATTAACATTAGTGCGCATCATGCTTTACATGTTGGTGGATTGACCATTAACACTGCATATACTTTTCCTACAAGTGATGGCAGTGCTAACCAGTTCTTACAAACAGACGGAAGCGGAGCACTAAGTTTTGCTACAGTTACATCTAGTTTTACACTAGCAGCAGACAGTGGATCTAACGATTCATTTAGTACTGGACAAACACTAACTATAGCAGGCGGCACTGGTATTGATACTACTGTCAGTGACAACAATATAAGCATTGCTATTGACAGCACAGTTGCTACACTAACAGGATCACAAACACTCACAAACAAGACACTGACAAATCCAACTATCAATGCATTTAGTGGTACTGGTAATGGTAGTATTACTGGTACACTAAGCATTGTCACCACAACAACAGATGATAGTTTGTTAATAACCACCACTGAAGATTCAAGCAGTGCAGCACCTGTGCTTACTCTAAAAAGAAACAGTAGCAGTGTTGCAGATGCAGATTACCTAGGACAAATAAAGTTCAAAGGTGAAAATGATGCTGACCAAGAAGTTATATATGCTAAAATTACTGGTAAAATTTTAGATGCCAGTGATGGCACAGAAGATGGTATTATAGAATTTGCACATAAGAAAGGCGGCTCAAATGTTATCACATCAAGATTTAGATCCGATTCTTATCAACTTTTAAACGTAACTCAACTTTCTGTTGACGGTACATCAACATTTAACGGAGTTACAGTTAATAGTTCACAAACTATTAATATGGGATCTAATCGTATTACAACTGTGGCAGATCCAACCTCTGCACAGGACGCTGCTACAAAAGCATATGTTGATTCAGAAATTGCTGGCAGTAGTGGCGATAGTGTGTTTTCTTCAGATGCTGATTTTGACGCTGTAACAGCCACTGCCACTGTTACTGAAGATCTCTCTGTAGTTACAAGCTCAGCAACTAGTTCTTTGGATTTAGGAACTATTAGTGTTCAAGGTATTGTTACTTCGACGGCTATTGTTGATGCTAATGTAACTACTGCTAAGATTGCAGATGATGCAGTCACAACTGCTAAAATTCCAGATGATGCAGTCACAACTGCTAAAATTCCAGATGATGCAATTACAAGTGTTAAACTAAGTGGCCTTACAAATTCAAGCAGTGGAGTGGTTTCAGCAGATGGTGACGGAACATTCAGTGTCAGTGCCGGCGGCAGCGGTCTAAGCAATGTTGTTGAGGATACAACTCCACAACTTGGTGGAGACTTGGCATCAAACGGCAATAACATTGCTATGGCAGACAATGATGAGATACGGGTAGGCAGTGGCAATGACATCGTTATTAAATGGGATGCTACAGACGGACACATTACTGCCCTTGGTACGCTTAACATTGATGGTGCCGATGGGCATGAGATGGCAAAGTTTGTTGATGGCGGTGCTGTAGAGTTATACCACAATGATGTTAAGAAAGTAGAAACAACATCTGGAGGCTTATCAGTAACTGGTAGTATTCTTCCAGAAGCAAATGGAACTAGAGACTTGGGCAGTGCAAGTCTGCGTTGGCAAAACATTTACACAAGCGATTTAAATTTGAACAATGGCGTAGGCAATTACACTGTGGTTGAAGGTGAAGAAGACTTGTTCTTGTATAACAATAAATCTGGTAAAGTATTTAAATTTGCACTCATCGAAGTTGACCCAAGTGAGGCAACACCAAAAATAGAAGATTTATAAAATGGCAGTGTTCGGTGATAACAACATTATCAAAGTTCAAACTTATTGCAGTGGGTACGGTGCTGCACAGGGAGGAATCACTGGCGCATCTGGGTATCATACTTTTAATTATGGGCAAACTGGCTATACAGGCGATAGACACAGCAGCGGTGCCAGTGTTTTAAAGTTTACAAAACTAAGTGACAATAGTGACCTTAAGGTAGTTTTGAACATGCCTGGTTACCTTGCTACTGGCGCCGGCGGAGTGGGTATTAGACTGCTCTACAGTTTAGACGACGGATCTAACTATTTTACAGATAGCAGTGTGGGCAATGGCCCAGCAGACTACTGGGGTGCTACTGGATATGGTGGTAATACTGCTGATATAATTAGAATGGAATATAACAGTCAGTTTACTGATGCACAGCAAAGCACAGACATTCATGGCCACACAGGAACGGTATTGCTGCAGCATCAATTCTATGTTGCGAGCTCAGACACATACTATCCAAACACTTACAGTGCATCTTATTACAAATATTCTACAACACAAATTTATGAGATTCAACGATAATGGCAATACTTGGTTCATCAAATCTTATTAGAGAAGAGTTATATTGCACAGGCCAGCCTGCTGCTGAAGTTAGTACTTCAACTAGTTGGTATACCTTTAACATTAATGGAACAAATTACAACGGTGCTAGAGCCACAAGCAGTACCAATGTACTACAATTTGAAAAACAAAGTTCAAACAGTTACATCATATTATCTGCGTGTTTCCCTGGCTATATTACTCCCGGATCCAGCGGCAATGGTGTAAGATGCCAGTGGAGTTTGGACAACAGCACATATTATATTGATGCACAGGCTGATGGTCCTAATCACAGATGGGGACTCATGGGATACGGCGGCAACGCAGCAAGAATTACAAAACTTATGTGGGATAGCAGGCAGTTTGATTTACAACACAGCACTAATACAACTGCACACACTGGAAATTGGTATTGTTATTTTCAGCGAGCAAATTGGACAACAGATACGACTTATTGGATTACATATCATTCAAGCCATCTAAAATACGGAACAATAAGCATAAGGGAGTATCTAGCGTAATGCCTGTAATTTACCCCGGAGCACCAATTGGATCATCAAGTTGGACCACTGGAGATTTGCCAACCGCCCATGTGGGAGTAACCACTACAACTTTTTATACCTTGGATATCAACAGAGATGATGAAACTGGTTCTTATACCGCAGCGGATAGTAACATATGCACTTATACAAAACAACACAACAGTAGTCATTTGCTAATTAATTGGTGGTTGCCTGTATATCTTGGCACTGGCGGATCCGGTACCGGAATAAGACTGAGGCTTAGCCTTGACAACTCTACCTATGTAGCAGATGCACTAGACAACGGGCCTGCACACGGATGGGGTGCGCTTGGGTATGGGGGTAATACTGCTGGCACTTGGGGATTTACCTGGGATACCGCATGCATTGATTCTTTTAGAAGCACCTCCTTGTATGCCTCACACACTGGCACAGTTTACTTTTATTTTGAAGTGAAATGTTGGAACGGTGACCCGACTTATCCTATCACTTATAGCAGCTCTTATCCTAAATATGGAGCAATAGAACTTATGGAGTACGCAGTATGACAACACCTTTATACGATGATATTAGTCATCCACCACCACATATACTTGACGCACTGACTGCACTAGCACCCGGCACTCAGTGGTACGTCAATGGAACAGTAGAAAACGCAACTGATTTTGCAAATAACGTTTACAAAATCACTGGAGCAGATAGTAACAACAGCGCAATTTTAAGTAAAGACCCAGCGGATGTTGTGTTAACATACTCAAATGTAAATGCAAAATTAACTGAATTAACAAATGCACATCCTATGAAACTATTACGCATAGAACGAGATAGACTGATAGCAGAAACAGATTTTTATGCTCTGGCTGATGTAACAATGAGCAGTGAGATGACAGCATACAGACAAGCATTGCGTGATATTACAACCAGTGCCACATCACTAGACGATGTGACATGGCCCACTAAACCGTAAAGATAAATACTACTGGAGTAAAGGATTAAGTTATGGCAACACAAGTACAATTACGTCGCGGAAGTAGTTCAGAAAATGATGCCTTCACCGGCGCATTAGGTGAAGTTACAGTTGATACTACTAATGATACTTTAAGAGTACATGATGGGTCAACTGCTGGTGGATTTCAAAGTGCAAAGTTAACAGGCACACAGAATCTTACTCTTAATAACCAAGCAGATTTGCGATTTGGTGATTCAGATGGCAGTCATTATGTTGCCCTACAAGCACCAGCAACAGTAAGTTCAAATTTAACATTTACGTTACCAGCCGCTGATGGAACTTCTGGGCAAGCAATGGTCACAGATGCAAGTGGCAACTTATCATTTGCTGCAGCAGGTGCAACTATTAGTGCAGACACTAGTACAAACACTGACTTCTTACTATACTTTGCGGCTACAACAAGTGGTGCATTAACAGCAGTTAAGCAAGACAGTGGATTATTATATAATCCAAGTACTGGAACACTAACAAGTGCAGCCTTTACTGGTGTTGCTTCCAGCGCAAAATATGCTGATTTGGCAGAACGCTACACCGCTGATAGCAACTATCAATCAGGCACAGTGCTTGTATTTGGCGGCAACGAAGAAGTTACAGAATCTACACAGCGTTTAGACAAGCGTATTGCTGGTATTGTTAGTACAGATCCTGCATACTTGATGAACAGTGAATTAGAAAACAGTGTTGCTGTAGGCTTGCAAGGGCGTGTGCCTTGTAAAGTAATTGGTGAGATCCGCAAAGGTGATTTAATGGTAAGCAGCGCAACTCCGGGACATGCAGAAGCATGGCTTGAAGATAGCAATCCACCAACAGGTTGTGTTATTGGTAAAGCACTGGAAAACAAAATAGGCGCAGGGCCAGACGTAATTGAAGTTGTTGTAGGAAGAATCTAATGTCCCAAGGTCGGTTTTATACCGCAGACTACTTGGGAGAGATGGTAAGCGCAAATACTAGTTGGAAAACACGCAACGATCCAAATAGCATGACATGGGTTGAAAAAACCATTACCAATGACGAACATGATGGCGTTGCACATGTTATTGGCAACAGTAAATCTAGACATAAATTTGATTTAAGAACGCTTAAAGGGCAAGTGGGCGGCGCAAGAGGTGTGCGTAGTGTAGGCCAAAGTTATGGATGTAATTTGCTATACAAAGATTTCGCCCCTACATTTTTGATTGCTCTTAACAAAGATATTTGCACAGATATTGCTGCTAGTGGTTATAGCGAAGATAACATTGTGTACAGCAATGTAAAAAATATACTTGCAAATACAGGCAGTTTTCATTTGTATCCTAAAATGTATACAGGTAGTGCAGGTAATTTAGCTCTACGTCTTGCATGTGCAGATGGACATAAACAAGTGTTTATGGTTGGCATGACATGCTATAGTGATCCGTTGGATAATATTTACATAGGCGAGCATATTGCATATAAAAAAACAAATATGGAAAGTGCAAACGCAAAGTTTGCACTAGAGAACACTAAAATATTCCAAACATATAGTGATGTTGAATTTTATTATGTCACAAATGACATAGGATTAATGCCCGAAGAATATCAGTGGTGTTCTAATGTCAAGGAAATAACAATATTACAATATTATAACCTAGCAGGACTAGGTGCCATTGCACATTAGACTTTGAATAGTTTTAATTTTTTCAACAATTTCATCAATTTGAAAAGTGGTAAACACACCAGGATGTAGAGGCTTGGGCCAACTATCTAGTTTACTCCAAGCATATCCTTTGTGTTCGTTGTTTAGTTTGGGTATAAATTCTTCCTCTACAACACAGACATATGTGCTATAGGTAAAGTTATTTTTTGTATTGGTAAACTTTTCTACTGGGATAGTTTTTAGAATATTGGGAGTAAATCCTATTTCTTCAAGAATCTCACGTTGTAGTGCATCATATTCAGACTCAGTAGGTTCAACCTTGCCGCCAACAAATGCCCACATGCTATCATACCTGGCGCCATTGCGAAGTACAAAAAGATAACGTGAACTTGTTTTGCTTAAAAACAGTGCGCCAACACCGCTGTTAAATGACGATGTTCCAATCGCCTGCTTGATATTCGCCTTCATAAGACTTGACCCACTCTGTTCCAGTCCACTTGTATTGAATTCCTGTGTTAGTATTAGTCATATAGTGTACACCCGAATCGGCACTACTGTCAAATGATACTTGCCATCCGGTGCCTGAATACTCTATAATATCATTTGCACTGGCTACAAGATCACCGTCACTTGTATCTTTCCATGCATCCGCACCATCTGTGTTATCAGAATCTCCTATATCATTTAATATAAGATAACGTTGCCCTTGCGCACTTGCTGGAAGCCCTGCTCCAGGTGCACTGCGCAAAGGATTAATAATCTTTGTAACTGCAGGAATATCATTTGTTGGAATAGTATCTGTGTCAACTGTCCATAATAGTTTATGAGGATCGCTAGGATGAAAAGCAATGGTACCTGTAATTTCTGCAGCACCTTGTTCTAATCTTAGTTGACTAATGCCAGCAGTTAGTGCGCCATATTGATTAATCAGTGCAGCCCAACTAGTGTCGTCTGTACCTATCTTTGTAGGAGGATCGTTAAGCGGTGAATAATCTATTTTGTTTGTAGTGCTTTCATTTCTATCCAATATTTGTATAGTATTGCCTAATACAATAATGCCAAAGTTCATAGGTGTAAATTTCATTCTATCACCCAGTAACAAGTTATTATCTATAACACCATCACTTATACTGCCACTCTCATCGTAGATACTAGCAACAATTCTATTAATAACGCCAAGTTTTTTAACTTTTGCAGGTGCAGTAAGATAGATAGGTACAGTAAAGTTAAGAGTAGCAATATCAATCTGGTCATCTACGCCTACTGGAACACTTCTGCTACTGAATTGAACATTCTGTAATTCTATATAACTTAAACTTGTCCAATCTAAATAATTATCAGTGCTTTGTATTTCCAATGCTGGATTAAACAATACCAATATCTGTTCCATTAGTTGTAGTTTTTGATTTGTGTTACTTGTCCAAACATCTGTACTCATTTGCAATGTATACGGAACAGGCATTAATCGCTCCACAGTAAATGCATTGCCCTGTTGCGTGTTATAACTATTTGTATTAGGATCAAACTTACGCATACGAATATGTTTCTTATCAACAAATGTAGGATCCTGTCTACGCTCTGGATTGTATTCTAATCCTGTAATATAGCAACTAATCATTGGAGTAGGAATAATTTTATTTTCACTGTTTTCACGAACAATGCTGCTTACCATACGAGTACTATCACCGTACTTTACAGGCACTGTGATAAGCGTAGTATTTCCGTCACGGTCTTTGCCATACTCTACTTGAAAGTTACTAAATGCACGGATATACTGCAACAAGAATCGTCTAATTTGTTGATCATAAAAAAATTGTTGAGGCATTAGTCTTCCCTAGGTTTAAGTGCATCACTGAGTGATTGTCTACTTGTTGCTGGAGTGTTATCATCTGCAGTAAATGTGCCAGTGTTATTAATAAATTGATCTCGTTGTGCTGTGCCTGAGCCTGGTGTTAGTCCACTGCGTACATCATCTTCCACTTTAATCCAACGATTTCCATTGTATCTAAACAGTCTATTAGGCAAGAAGTCTACACGCAAGGCAAAATCACCCTCTTGTGCATCACCTGGGAAACTAGTGCCCATAGAAACATTTTCTCCGTTAGGAGCAAGTCCATCACCTACCAAATAACCACTGTAAGCATTGCTATTTTGAGGAGTAATGCGACGGGCATCTGCACTTGCATCAGTACTGTCTGCATTTTGTGCGGTGTCGTCAGCATTAACGCCCTTGGACTCCAGTGGTGCACCTGTTACAGGATCAGTAGGAACAATGTAATACTTGCTTGTATCATATCCACTCTCTGGAACTTCTGCTTCTGCTGCAGCAACAACTTTGTTAGTGATCTCTAATTCTTTGTTGTATGTACTAAGCAAGTCACGAAGTGTATTATCAGTTGTGTTGCCGTCACTATCTTCTTGCAATACATTTAAAATATCGTTGTATTCTTGTGCATCTACCAGTGGCGTACACTTAACACGCCACAAATGACTCCACCAACTTGGGCTAAATCCTTCACTTGGGCGACTGCCTTCTTGTACTACATAGTAGCGTTTAAGGCTTAGTTCAACACTTTCGTCAAGTGCGCTAAAGTCTGTTAAGTGTGGCAATTCAATGACATCACCTGCCATAAGTTTGCGACCAAGGTTGTTTAGCATATCATTCTCATGCAATGTAATAAACAGCGTATCGTTTGCTAAAAACAACCCAAACTGTGATAAGTCAAAGTCTGTATCGCTTACACTGTATATACCACGCAAACTATAGATGTCTTGGTCGTATACTCTGTCTCTGTTCTCTAAAAATAAGAAGTCTTGTATGCCCAGTGGATCAGGCTCAGTTTGATTAGGTTGACTAGGATCACTTCCACCTTGACTTGCAACACCTAAGTACTTGTGTACATTTATTCCAGTGCCGCCAATGGTAAACATCTCCTTCATTCGTCTGTCGAAGAAGCGATAATCGTTGGTGTGAGCACCATCTTTCCATAGTGAAATTCTTGGCATCTTTATTCCTTATTGTGTAGTATTTATCGCTTATAAATAACCGCAATGAAACTAGATCTACATGGACATAATGTACACTCTGCTTGGAACCTATTTAACAGTAGGATAACAGATGCATACTATAATAAGCAACGCACTGTGGTTGTTATTACAGGGCAAGGTGCTATTATGCATGAGTTTCGGAGTTGGTGTGCCCAACATCCCCACATTATAGCATGGACAAACGCAAATAATCCAGGAAGTTACAAAATATCTCTCAAAAAAGGTTGACACATTCTCAAAAGGTGCTATATTAATATAGTAAGTTGATGTTGAGGAGAGATACATTATGGTTAGTAACACAAAGTTTAAAGATTTCGTTGTAGCACTTAGCGCAGAAGATCAGCAAACAGTTGTTGATAGACAGTTGCGCTTGCTTCCTGCATTTATTATGCAAGAAGTTGCTACTACTAATAATGCTAAAGTCATTCGCAAGTTAGAGAGCCGCTTGAAGCAGGTTCGCTTGATGTTGTCCTCTATCATTGCTAACGGAAAGGTTGTGTAATGAACGAAATATTAAATGATATTGAAACACTTACTATTGTAAGAAATGCAGTAAGTACAGGTGTTGAAAAAGAAAAAACAATCGAGTTATTGGACAAAGTGATACGACTTAAATCACTTGAGATAACTAACTTTGAAGCACAAATGGAAATGGAGTTTATGAACGATGGCATTAACCGCTCTTAAAGGTAAACCAGTCAAGCGTAAAAAAGCAGCCAAGGCTCGCCGTAAAACTACTGGCGCCGGCGCCGCCCCTCTGGACAACTACAAAGTTGCCAAGGACTTCTTTCACTTTGATGTAGATAAGAAGGAATATGTTCCTATTATCAGACAGTATGTAAAAAAGTTTTACGATAAAAAGACTGCAACATACATTCTGAAAAATAGTGATGCTAGTATGGCATTTAGTCATATTGCTTGTTACTGTCATTACATGAATAATGATAAGGCAGATCAAATTCCTGAGGACAGTCACAATTGGATGTCAGGTAGATTTGGTGCTCTTGCAGAAAAAGGGGAGTCTATTGTTGAAGAAGTCAAAGCAGTAGAAGCAACAAAGCCTAAGAACGTTTACGTTCCTAGCATCCAAGAGCGTATCAAGGAAGCAAGTGGCAACATTATTGCTGAGATTGAGGAAGTAGTTGACGACTTTATTGACAACCCTAATAC